TGCCGCAGGGGATATTGAGTTTCTTTCATAACGATACCGTCTCACCGTTTGGGGATAAGGAGAAAAATGAGCTACACAGTTACCTCGGACAATTTCGAGGCCAAGAAAAAAGGTGAATCAATCACCGAAAAAGAATTGCTTGAACTAGGACTGAACGCAGATGCCCTAGTTGCAGGTGAACATCTCAAGAAAACAGGAACAACTAAACCAGCAACAGTAGAGGAAACAAAATAAATGGCCCGTATCGTATTAACAGATGCCAAAATTGTAATCGGCGGAGTAAATCTCAGCGATCACATTACGCAGGTCACACTTTCAACAAGCGAAGATGTTGTTGATACATCTGCCTTTGCTGGCGGTGCAGCTCGTACTCGCGTTGCTGGCCTTGCTGATAACTCAGTCACTCTTGAATTTCAACAGGATTTTGCATCAGCATCAGTTGAGGCAACAATTTATCCTTTGCTTGGAACGCTAACAACTGTTGTTGTCACACCAACATCTGCAACAGGTGGAACTGCTACAAACCCAAGCTATACATTCTCAGCATTAGTTTCAGAGTGGCAGCCACTATCAGGTGCCGTTGGAGAACTTGCAACAGTATCTGTAACTTGGCCAGTATCAGGCGTAATCACAAAGGCGGCGGTGTAATATGGCAAGAATCGTATTAACTGATGCAAATGTTCTATTTGCTACAAACGATATTTCTCAATACATCACTTCAGTTTCACTTTCAACATCTTATGATGTAATTGACACAACAGGCATTTCAACTACAGGTGCAGCTCGCACCCGTGTTGCTGGACTTGCTGACAACTCAATCACAATTGAGTTCAATCAGGATTTTGCAGACAATGCTCTTGAGGAACTGATTAACGGCACAAACACAACAAACGGAACTGTTGGTTTGATTGTTGCAATGCAGGTTAAGCCAACTTCAGGTGCAACAAGTGCAAGCAATCCAAAGTATAATTTCAATGCTTTGATCTCTGAATGGCAACCACTATCAGGTGCCGTTGGTGAACTTGCCACTGCATCAGTTACTTGGCCAATTTCAGGCCCAATCGCTAAAGCAATCGTTTAATTAAACAAGGGGGAAACAAATGGATGGATTAGCAGTAAAAGTAAAGACAACTGATGGTGTTGAAAAGTCATATAAGTTAACGCCACGCATTATTGTTGCATTTGAACAAAACTTTGGTGCAGGTATGCCCAAGTTATTGGGAGAGCAACAGAAAATTGAGCATATCTATTGGCTTGCTTGGAAATGCCAGCAGGTAGATGCTCAAATCAATGGTGGAACACCTGTTAAATTATTTGGCCCTGAATACCTAGATTCAATTGTTAGCGCCGAATTGGATGCTGATAGTTCTTTCGAATCCACCGCAACAGCCTAACTTACACAATAGCGGCAGTTGCGGTTGAAACAGGAATTAGCCCAATTGATTTATTAGATGCCCCTGAAGGCATCTTTGAAGCAATGACGATTTACTTAAAGGAACGAGCTAAGGCCAATGGCTGATGATGTAATTGTTTTAACTGGAATTAAAGAAACACTTGCAGACTTAAAAGAATTTGATAAGGATGCAGTCAAACGCTTTAACAAGGTGATCAATACTGAACTTGCTGGCGCTCAACGCGATGCTCGTAACATTATCCAAGATGAACCACCGATGAGTGGCTGGCGTAAGGCAGATGCTGCCAAAGGCCGCACTCGCGGTGGTCAGGGATGGCCAGGTTGGAACGCTGGCGAAATCAAAAGCAAAATTACAAAGACAAAGGCTCAAGGCAAAGTTCGTGGTGATTACACAACCAGCGCGGGTGCTTTGCTCAACAAGTCTGCAGCGGGTTCAATCTTTGAAGTTGCTGGCCGTGTTGCATCAGGCACAAAAAGAATGACTGCACAATCCTCAAGTGGGCAATTCCTGCGCACATTGGGCAACAGATTTGGCAAGGCTTCGCGTGTAGTATGGCGCGTAGTTGATAAAGATAAATCAAGAATTGAAGCAAATGTAAATCGTGCTTTGGAACAGGCAAAGGCAGATTTACAACGACATTTGAACAGAGAGCGAGCATAACAAATGGCAACAGGCGCAATTGTAGCCCGCATCCTCACCCAGTATTCTGATAAAGGTTCAAAGGCTGCACAAAAAGATATTTCAAAACTTGGTAAGCGTTTTGATGATTTTGCATCTCGCTCAGTAAAGGCTTTTGGACTTGCGGCAGCAGCATCGGCAGCATTTGCCCTAAAACTTGGCAAAGATGCGGTGCAAGCTGCAATAGCAGATCAAAAATCTCAGGTGTTGCTTGCCAATTCTTTGCGTAATACTGCAGGTGCTACAGATAGCGCTATTACTGGTGTCGAAAATTATATAACTTCACTTCAAAAGCAATTTTCTGTTGTAGATGACGATTTGCGCCCAGCGATGGCACGACTAACTGCCGCCACTGGGTCAATTACTAGCGCACAATCATTGATGCAAACCGCATTAGATGTAAGCGCCTCATCAGGTGCTGATCTTGCAACATCAGTTGGCGCAATTATCAAAGCAACAAGTGGGCAATTTAAGGCACTTAAAACACTTGTGCCTAGTTTAACTGCTGCAACAATTAAATCTAAAGATTTTGGCAAAGCTCTTGAGGAAGTCAACAAAGCAACTTCAGGTGCTGCAGCAAAGCGTGCAGAAACTCTTGAATTTAGGCTGCAAGGATTACGAATTGCATTTGGCGAAGTTCTTGAAACATTAGGTTATGCCCTTTTGCCAGTTATTGAAAAGTTCGCACGGGTACTTGCAACAGATTTAATACCAAAGTTTGAAGCATTTATTGCTTTGAATAAAGATAAATTGGCAGTTGGCCTTCAAAAAGCCGCTGAAGAAATGCTTAAACTTTTTGTAGCAGCAGCAACATTTGGCAATTGGGTTGTCAACAACACCGAAACAATTAAGAATTTTGCAATTCTTCTTGGCTCAATTTGGGCAACATCTAAGGTATATGCTTTTGCTAAGGCAATTGGCGCAGTTACATTAGCGTTTAAGGGTATGTCTATTGCAGCATTGGGAACAGGTGCTGCAGGGGCTGCAGGTGGCGCTGCCGCCGCCGCAGCGGGTGCAATCCCATTGGCAATTGCTGCTGGAATTGGTGCTTTAACATTTGGACTTTCAAAGATCAGCCCAGGGGAAAAGGCACGCGCAAAGGCAAGAACTGCAGCAGGTGTTATGGGTTCCAACCTGCCAATGTCACCATCTGCATTAGATGTTATGAATGGCGTTAAAGGTTCAGGGGCAACTGGCGGTAGCAGTTCAGGCAACGCGCTTCAAGCATTTTTAGATGCCCTCAATAAGAACACAACGGCAGTTAAGAAAAACACAAAGACTGCATTTGACATTGCCACCGAAAACGCAATGAAGGAACTTGCCGCCCGCCAAAAGGCGCTTTCAGGTTCAGCTTCAATTGCAATTGGTGGCGGTGGCAAGTTATACGGTGCAAGAGATGCAAACGGCAAAATCATAGTAAATGTAAATGCAGGCAATGTAATTGGTTCAGCCGATGCACTTATTGAGGCAGTTCAAACAGGGTTACAGACTGCAAACCGCCGTAACGGTGGCGGCGGTGGTCGTTACGAAAGAATGTTGATAGTCTGATGCCAGCATTTGACGGAGTAACATCACCAAGTATTGCGGTGCAGTTCCTTAAAAGCGGAACTTGGACAACAGTAACTACAACTGATGTTGTTGAAATTAACATTCGCCGTGGTCGTGAGCGTGCTGATTTGCGCGATCAGGCAGGCTTTGCAAGCATTGTATTTAACAACACCAGCGGCATTTATGACCCTGATAACACCAGTAGCTCAAGCCCGTGGGTTGTTGGCGGTGTCAGCATCTTGCGCGATGGTTTACAAATGCGCATTGTTGCTACTTGGAACTCAACGGCATACCCATTGTTTTATGGATTCCTTGAGAACAACTACACCAATCAGGGATTCTTGCCCAATGTCACAATGACTTTTTACGATGGCATTGGCTACATTGCCGATGGCTTCGCACCAGCGTTAGCCACCGCCTCTTTTTCAGAAACTGCAGCCGTTCGAGCAGGGCGAATGTTAGATTATGCAGGTTGGACTACTGCCAACGGCTTCTCACGCTCACTTACAGGGTCAGTTACGATGCTGGCAACAGTGCAAAATCGTGGATGTATGCAGGCAATTACAGAGTGTGTTGATTCAATTGCTGGTCGTTTCTATATTTCAAAATCAGGCGTGGCAACCCTTGTTCCATTAGCCGACAAGTTCAGCCGCCCAACTCAGTTGCTTTTTAGCGATTCAAACGCAAGCAACACAGTGCCTTATCAGGATTTAATTACAAACCCAGGTACGAGCTATGTGGTCAATCAGGCGATCATTATGCGCGGCGATAACAACCAAGTCACATCAACCTATAACCCAAGCGTTACCGCTTATGGTGTAGTAAAAAAAGAAATCTTTGCACCTGTTAATACTGACAGTAATGCAACTAACCTTGCCTTGTATGAATCACGCAAAATGGCAACACCTGAAACCTATATTGAGCGCATTGAATTTAATGCCCTTGTTGTGGCTAAAAATGGGTTGCTTTATCCTGATTTCTTATTAACAGAGTTAGCCGATCAGGTCAGTGTGCAACGCACAACCTATGACGGCCGACCTTTGCAGTGGAACCTAGTCGTTGAGGGTATGAAGCACACTATTACCCAAAGCAATTGGATTGTTTCATTTAACACATCTGACATCAACCCTTACAGTATTACCATCTAGGGGGAACAATGCCTTTATGCCCGCAAATTACTAATACGCCAATCACAGTTACACAAACTGCAGACTTTACAGTTTCTAGCGTGTTGCCAGTAGTGGCTGCGACTACAGAACAATTAGATGATGTTGTAGTTCAACTAGACGGCAAAACAAAAGCCTATTACCAAACAACTGCGCCAACTGGGGATTTGAACGAAGGCGATATTTGGTTTGATACCGATGATGGCAACAAACAGTATTATTACAACGGCACCGCCTGGGTATCGGTTCAAGATACTGCTATCGCAGCGGCTCAGGCTGCAGCAACCGCAGCTCAGACAACTGCAAACGGCAAAAACCGTGTATATCGTCAAACATCTACCCCGACAGGTGGCACTTATGCCGAAGGTGATCTTTGGTTTGATACAGACGATGACAATAAGATTTACCGATACACATCAGGCTCTTGGGCAACTGCAGTAACTCTTGGCAATAACGCCCTTGCAAGCATTTCTGCAAGCAAAATTACCGCTGGCACAATTGATGCTTCAGTAATTACTGTTTCAAACCTTGATGCTGGCAACATTTCAACTGGCACTTTGGCTGCTGCTCGAATTGCTACTGGTTCATTAGATGCAACAAAGATAACCTCTGGAACAATTACGGCAACTCAAATTGCAACAGGCACAATTACCGCAACTCAGATTGCTGCAGGCACGATTACTTCTTCACAAATTGCAGCGGGAACGATTACCGCAGATCGAATCACTACTGGTGCAATTGGTGGCTTTACTATCACAAGCACCTATCTTGGTGGTTCAGGTGGATTCACGCTTTATTCAAATGGCACAATTGATGGCGGCAGTGGCAACACAATTTTTTATGGTAAAGGCAATTTTGGTGGTGGAACCGCTGGCTCTGAAACTTTAATTATTACAGGCACATCAAACTTTAATGGCACTTTGACAGGATTGGCAATTGTTGCCAATGGTGATTTGTACGCTGCTGGTCATTCAACAACTGGAAATGCTGCAAATGGTTTTGTGAACTCTGCAAGTACACCAAATGGTCGAATTATGAGATCAACAGCTTCATCAGTTCGATACAAGGAAAACATTGTTGATATTCGATATGTTGCAGAGTTAAATCCAAAAAAGTTGCTTGAAATACCAGTTCGCGCCTTTTCGTATAAAGCGGATTACCTGTCAAATGATGATCGTGCAGAAATTCTTATTCCAGGCTTGATTGCGGAGGAAGTGGATGCAATTTATCCACTTGCTGCAGATTACATAGGCGGCAATGTTGAAAACATTAACGACCGCGCAATCTTAGTTAACCTGCTGGCACTTGTCCAAGATTTATACAAAGAAATAGATCAACT